TCGTGCCTTGGGCGCGAACGAGACAAAGTTGAAGAAAAGGCAGACCGTGATGGTCTGTGGGTACGCATCTCCAAAAAGGGGGCCGTTACTTTTTTCTACCGATTCCGCTTCCTGGGCAAACAAGACAAGATGACGATCGGCAGCTATCCGGAGTTCGGTTTAAAGGCTGCGCGCGATGAAGTGGCTAAGTGGGCCGCTATTCTTGCCCGTGGTGAAAACCCAAGGATCAGGCAAAGCCTCGACAAAGCCAAGATTAATAGCCAGTACACCTTCGAAGAGCTGTTCCGTGAATGGCACTCTATGGTCTGCATTCAGAAAGAGTCAGCCGGGCAGGTCCTCCGCTCGTTTGAACTGCACGTTTTCCCCAAGCTCGGGAAATACCCTGCGCATCAGCTCACGCTACACAACTGGCTCACTGTCCTGGACAGATTGGCCCAGGGTTACAGCGAGATCACCCGGCGCGTAATCAGCAACGGCCGACAGTGTTATTCCTGGGCAGTGAAACGGCAGCTGCTGGAAGTTAACCCGCTGTCAGAAATGTCTGGGCGTGATTTCGGCATCCAGAAACAAATGGGTGAGCGAACCCTGGACCGTAAAGAACTGGCGATTGTCTGGCGAGCCATTGAGGATTCCCGCCTCATTGAGCGAAACAAGATCCTCTATAAATTGTCTCTGATATGGGCATGCAGGGTCGGCGAACTCCGGCAGGCTGAAGTCGCACACTTTGATTTTGAAGAAGGGATCTGGACTGTTCCATGGGAAAACCACAAGACAGGGCGGAAGACAAAGAAACCGATAATTCGACCTATTATCCCGGAAATGCTCCCGCTGATAAAACGGGCCATTGAGCTGGCGCCAGGACGCTTTGTTTTTTCAAAATATGAAGACAAGCCGATGAGTGAAGGATTCCATATGAGCATCAGCAGCAACCTGGTTAAGTTCATGCTCAAGGCTTATAACGAGCAGGTCCCACACTTTACTATTCATGATCTGCGCAGGACTGCGCGAACGAACTTCTCAGAGCTAACCGAGCCGCATATCGCTGAGATAATGCTCGGGCACAAACTGCCTGGTGTTTGGTCGGTGTACGACAAGCACACCTATGTTGAGGAAATGAGAGTGGCATATGGTAAGTGGTGGGCCCGACTTATGAGCATCGTCGAGCCCGACATTCTGGAGTTCACGCCGCGTCAGGTTGGGTGAACAAATCGGGGCATAATAGGACAACTTAAGACATCTTAAGACAGTATGAGGTTGACCCCGTATAACTGTGGTTATAAACTGACTCTACATCACTAAAGAGTGATATGGAGGATGGTATGACACAAAAACGCGAAATTAGAACCAGTGATAAGCCGCGCCAGACTGTGCGTCGCTCAGCTGAGTATAAGGCGCGTCTGAGTGCAGCTTCTGCCATGCTGGCTGATAAAATGGACGAGAAGCGTATTGCATGGGCTTCAAAATAAGTCGCTCCCAAGCGCTAATCGAAGTTATTACTCAGTTTCCAATCACTGAGCTCCCTATACAAGAATTCGAAGAGTATAAGCGGGAATGCATCGATTATGATGACGTTCCCGCTCCACCCATCCAAATTCAACTAGCTCATCCTGCTCACATAGAAACTATTGGACGTGACAAGCTCATGGAGCGTCCGGTTGAGGCTAGGGGTGAAGAACTACATCATGTTCATATCTGGCAGGAAGGTTGTTGCTGGGAAGATGGTGATGGGCTTCTAGTTCAGTGGGCTTCAACAAGCGATAGTTACGTTGTCTATTCTTACTTTATTGACAGAGATAAGGACCATCACTTCTATGTCATTGACTACTGCAACGACAAAGCTCACGCGTTGATTGAAGACAAGCAACAAGTCGCAGAGTGGACCCGCCAAGCCCAAGAGTTCAGGGTCAAAAATATTTAAAATTTGAAACCGCTGAAAGCCGATTGACTCAATCGGTTTTTTTATGCTTATCAATCAGCTCAGCAGTTTATCGAATTTTCAAAAGTTCTCAGGCCGACGCAGTTTTCCTAATTCATCCCTAACTAAATTCAGGTGAGACATCGGCTTGCGGGTAGCCCTGGACATCTCTCTGATTTGCCAGGCGGTGACTTTGGTTTTTAACCATTTATTGGGGCCGCCCATGTAAGCGCAATCCGGCTCAGGGAAAGGATTCTCGTTTGGGGCTCTTTTCCTGTAGCGTTCGAGCGTACGCGGGGAAATACACAATTGGCCGCAGATATCTTTGGTGCTCATCAGCTCAAATTTATTCGTTGCTTTGCTCATCTTCGTTCTCCAAGGGCCCCAACCGGGGCCGTTTGATAATTCTTTATCAGGACGACTGGCCGGGAAGGGCACGCAAGCGGCGCATGCCTGTCATTGCCGTGGCCACATAGCTCGCCTTGCGGTTCACTACCTCGACCCAGACCTTTACGCCTTCAACCTTCACCGTATACGTCTCTTTCATCTTGCTGCGCCCATATTCGCCGTATCTTTGCTGGTGGGCAGCCAGCGCGATTTCGCATGCCTGACGAGCGAGCGGGGACTGCTGATTGCCACGGTTAATCAGTCGCATGGCCATCTCCTTCGATACGCTTAAACTTGATCACCCAGACCCATGGGTTAGCGCGCCAGCTGTCAGAACCGTAGATAGACCGCCATAACGCTGCGTAAGCCTCTTTTACGTCACGGACCGAGGAGCCAGAAATTCCCTCCGAACGTGCGTCTTCCTCACTGATATCGTTCAGCTGCTCGACCCGAACGCCGGTAATCTCCAGCGTGATGCGGGACGCCCAGCGCGGCATGTGTATTGACGGGCGCCAGCCACAATGCAGATTGTCGTCAGCGTCAAAAAACTCAGGAGCTCGCTTTCCATCAGCTTTGTAGACACAAAATTCTGGCTTTTTGAATTTCGAAGAATCTTCCTGATAGGCTTCCATTTGCTCGAAATCAAAGAGAGGCCCCTGGAAGGTCTCCCGCACCCATATGCGATCGCCTGGTACTCCGTACGGGCAGCACTCCCTGATTAGTTCGGGAACATCTTCCGGGTAACAGCCGATAAACTTCTTCCCGATCTGAATGAATTTTGAAATTGGGTCTCTTCCGACCGTGCAGTCCTTAATAATCCTGCGCGTCTGTATCTTTCGGCCGTCGAGGATGGCGCGCACCATTTCACTGTTAAAAATCATTCCGCGCTCAGTCATACCAGGCCTCCAGCTCGTTCTGAATCTCTTCGTCGATCTCGTCGTTGCTGGCCTCTTCATTGAGGTAGCTGAGTGCTTCTTTCCTGTACTGCTCACGACGGCTGCTGTCGTACCAAACCGAGAACTCTGGAGACCAGCCACGGTCATCACCGTTTTCAGCAAAAAAATCATGCATTGCGTTGTTATAGGCCAGGTTCTCAACCATGCAGTCAGCAGTTGTAAGGGCGCATTCACGGATATAGCCGTGGAGATCGCGCTTACGCCACCACGGACTCACCTTTGAATCACAAAGCCCTTTGAACTCAACTTCCCAGCGGCGGATACAGCGTGTATTTAATGATTTGCTCATATCGTTACCGGGAGGGCGAAGCCTCCCGCCTCCCTTAGTTCACGTATTCCGGTTTCATATCCGCCAGTGTGATGCTGAACTGATCGTGCAGTTCGTCGCCCAGGTGACGCTTTGAAGATGCCAGCACGCGCTCGGCTTCCGCGAATCGTTCTGCCGCGTCAGGTTCTTCTGGAGAAGGTAGGGAGTTGATCGCCGCTTCCACCTTGTTACGTGCATCGACCAGGTAGTATCGCTTAACGGCTTTGTTTTTCAGCTCGGTGAACAGTGCGGATCCAAGCGTCGCTTTAGCCGTTTCGATGTCTGCACGGACCGCTTTGGCGCTATCCACATCCTGAGCGGCCTCAATGCGGTCGCGGAAATCCTGGGCCAGGGTGTCGATATTTACAGATGGCTCCTGAGGATCCTGCGTGTTTACTACATTTTCACCTTTGATATCAGCCAGGCTCATTTTCTGAACCGGTGCCGGGTTAATTTCCCTTTCGGTGGGCTGCTCAATCTCATCAGGCGTGTAAACGCCTAGGATCACGTGTGGGCAGTACAAGCGCGCCCAATATTTCACGCCGAGATAGGCTATTTGCTGGTCGGGCTTTGAAACCCACAGTGGCGAATTTCGTGTAACCACCTGCGACAGGTAAAGAGGTTTATCCCAGGTGATTTCACTTTCACCACGAAGAATTGCTCCGACTTGAACATAGAGACCTTCTTCGTCTTCATCAGTCCAGTCGCGAACGCGTTCGGCAACAGTGTACTTACCGTTCTTACCCATTTTTTCACGGGTCACTTCTTTGGTTTTGGTGCAACGTTCCCAGTCGCCGCCGTAGCGATAATGAAAACGGCCATGAATGGCACTGGAACTGGTAATTACGGCGTTAACAAGCTGCGCTTCGTAACCCAACTGGCCGTTGACCAGGTGAGTTTTTTGCGCCACCGCGTAAGGGTTCATGCCCCACTGCATGGCTTGCATAACAATCGCCATGCAATCCGCAGGCTTTCCTGCCAGGTGTGCCGGTACTGTAACGACAGACTGGGCCATCAGCCCGGCGAAAGCCTGCAACTGACCCAGTGCCTGAACATTGAAAATTGAGTTGCTGGCAGAGATAGTGTTTGGAGCCTGCTGCTCAGCAGTTACGATATTCATGTTTTCCATCATCATTCCCCTTATGCCTGAGTACGCAGCGCTTCGAGGCGGCGCTGGTCGAAGTCGTTCAGTTCGTCGGTGTAGTCGGCAGTGATAGGTGCTGGCCATTCACCTGTGTCGAATCCGGTTGCGATAGCGCGCATCGCTTTACGGTACTCGAGCATGCCCAGTTCCAGCAGGTCTGCGGATGCCTCGATGATGGCGATCCAGTGGTAGCTCTCGTCTTTGTTGACGAAAATCCAGAAGAACTGGTCCAGCGCCGCGGTTTCGCAGTACATTGCCGCGCTCAGGTGATAGTCACGGTCAATGATTTCCCGGTGCAGTCTGGCGCGCAGGCTTTCCTGCTTTACGTTCCACATGCTGATAGTTTTCAGGTCTGCGCCGATACGCACACCGTCCAGTTCAATCTCTAGGTCCGGACGTACACGCACTTCTAAACCTGTTTCGTCGTCAAAGCCGAAGTAACTCACTTCAACGGTGCGGCTTGGATGTGTCAGCAGCATGCCCGCGGTCGGGTGCGCCAGTAGAGCGGACTGAATTGCTCGCGCTGTGGCCAACTGCTGGCGGGTAACCAAAATCTTTTCGCCAGGGTTGTCGCGCCAGGCATCCAGTAGTTCGTCGGCGAATATGGCATCGGGCTTAACCGTCTTAACTGCCTGGATCATGTCTGCTTTGGTGCCGGACACTTTCAGCGGCATCGGTTTCTGCGCTTCCTGTGCGACCAAATCAGGATTGATGATCGCTAATTGCTCGAGTAGCGCATCACGGCTGCCGCTGGTTTTAACCTGCGCCTGCAGAGTGGCGTTGTACTCTTTGATGCACGCCTTCATTGCCGTCGCCGTTTGCTTCTGGCCTTCTTCAATACGCTGGTACTCAGCAGGCAGAGCCATATAGCTTTGAGCCGTTTCTTCCAGGCTCGCGCCAAGCGGCACTGGAGCGGGAAGGGACGCGTTATGTTCTTCAAGTAACGCTTTAATCTCGTCAGCGCTTAGCAGCGCCGGCAGGCTGGCGTTGTACGCTTCGATGAACTCGCGCAGAGTTGCGGTGGTGGTGAAAGCACCCTCTGGGATCTCAGGTTCTACGCTGAATTCTGCTTCGAGGTTTTCCGGCTGCAGTGCAAGGGCGTGCACCAGATTTCCCATGTCCAGCACTTTGGATGCTGTGCGCGGGATAGTTTTAGCCACATGGCGCGCGTTGAAGTACATCAGGCTGACGCGGGCATCTTTCACCTGGGTTGAGCTAATGCCGTTCGCTGCGTGATAAACATCATTCGGCAGACCTTCGTAGCGGCCAGGCTCGAAGTAAGCCGGGTATTCGATTACGGGTTCTGACTGCTGCTCTTCCGGCGCTATGGAATCTGTCTGCGTATTAACTGCATCAGTGCTTTCGCCTGGTTGTACCGAATCAACATCTTCGTCTTTCTCTGGCTTAGCCGTTTCCATCTGCACATCGTTGGTGGTCTCCGCTGCGTTTTCCGTTTTTTCGACTTTATTTGAGGTGGTATTGATGCCCGGATTGTTATTTCCACCAATCAGGCCATCAATGGAGAACACGCCACTGCCGAGATTTTCAACCTGCGGTTGTTCAACTGGGGCTTCAGTCTCAACTACAGGAGTAGGCAACGGCAGTAATTCAACAGCAGAGTTAAATTCAACCGTCATGGTTTTATTCACAAACTCAAGATGAGCCGCTGGCGTGTGGTGGATGTTCTCTGGTGCGATACGGATCAGATTGAAGATTGCCGCACGGTTCACCGCCAGTATGCCGGGCTGATTACGCAGGATGGCGCTCCATGATTTCCATGGTTCTTCTTTCTTCGCCACGATTTCTTTGGCACGTCGTAACACGCTCGAAGGAATTTCGAAGTGGTGGAAATCCATAGGCAATAGGGCGCATGCGATCTCAAGATCGAGGGTTTCCAGAGTGTGATGCGCGCCTTCGCCGCGATCCGTTGCATAGCCACCGTCTGCATTGGTCCCAGAATCAGTGCGCTGAACATTACTGATGCGATTACCGGCAGCCCATTCGCGAACGAGAATGCCGCGATCGATATAATCAGTCGCCGCCCAGATTCTGGTGAAACGGAGAACCAAGGCGAGTTCGTGACGCTTCTCCTGGCTGAACACCTTGCGAATGGCGTCGGTGTAGCGCCACAGGTCTTTGGTATCGTAACCCTTAACCTCTTCGCAGTTTTCTGCCGCCAGCAGCAGGTTCTGGACATAGCCGTTGTCAGTGTCCATCTCAAGCGCGCAGAGACCTTCGTATTCTTCGCGGGTTAAGTGGTGACGCAGTTCGTCGGCGGTGAACTGGGCGAGTAGCTGCTTGCGGAACGGCATACGAACGACTGGATAACGTGTGGTTTCGTCATCATTATCGTCAATCTGAATACCGTTTTCAGGTTCTGGATCCTGACCGGTTGTAACACTGATCTCGCTGGCGATTTCTGATTTAAGAATAGTAAGCTTTCCGCTTCTCCACTCTTCAACTAACTGATTGCGGTCGCCGGCATCTGCTCTCGCCCAGTCAGCCATAAATGCAGCGATAATTTCAGTTTTGTGCGCTTCATCTGGCGCGAATACCTGCTTAATCGCCTGAACCAGTTTCCACTCAGCGTTCAGGCTGAGTTCGGCAACTTCAGGGATGTCGTTCTTCGCCAGCAGCAGGTTCTGTAGATAGGTGTTGCCTTCATCCAGTGACATTTCGCTGGCAGCCAGTTGCTGCTCTTTGCTGATATGCGTCTGATATTTGTCGCTGGTCAAGTGAACGGCAAAACGGACAGCTGGAGTGCGGTTTTCAAGCGGGACACTCTCGACGGTAGTTTCGACTTTTACTGTCGGTTCCGGTGCGGCAGTGTTGTCCACGGCGCCAGTAGACACAGCACCAGCCTTTGGTAGCCAAGTGCGTCCATCGTCCTGGAGTTCGTAGCGTTTGCACCAGGTGTAATCCACGGTGCTTTCTTCCGGCAGATCGTTATAGACCGGAAAATCGGTGCGAACTGGTTTTGTGTAATCCTTACCGCGGCCGGTTTCAATACCAGCATCTTCAAGCTCAACGTCGAGCTGTAGGTTTGCACGAGCTTCTGATTTCGCAGTGAACCAAATGACTGCGTCTTCTTTGCCAGATTTCTGCGTAGCCTTAACTACATAGAAAAATTCCATGTGAGATCCTCTTTTTTGGATGTAAGATCCCCGGGCCAGAGATAGCGCCCATTGGGTGAACTTTGGTTTTTTAAGTAGTTTTCCGGTGTAACTTTGGTCGGGAGCACCGGACGTACGGGCCGCCTTGCGCGGCTTTTACGTTATGCCTCGTGGGCCATCTGGTCGTACGAAGCACAACGTTCAGAGCAGTATTCTTTATCTTTGCGCGCCAGCTGTGCGCCGTTGCGATAGAGAAGGGTACTTTTGGCTACTTCCCCTGGTTTAACCGGCTTGCCGCAGTACCCGCATTTTATTGAGTTACACATCTGGATTCCCCTTTTGCGCCAGCAGGTAGCACAGGCGGCGAAGAATCACCTCGAAGAAGTTCAGCTTTACAGCCTGCTGCCGTCCTGGTTTGCGTGCGAAATCAATCATTCTCACCCTCGTTTGCCTTATCGCCGGCCAGCGGAACGTTTACACCTGATGCGCGTTAATCTCTCCACCTCATCCGAATATTCGTATGCCATCGGCGGCTACTTCGTGGGCGTCCTGCCTTGGTGGAACGTGATGCGTCTTGTTGAGTTAGATTAAACACAAAGTTTAAGTTGCAGTCAACAAAATGAGTAATTTTAAATAAACAAAATGTTTATATGATGCTTATGGAGAGTGAAATTTTGTTCTTTGGAGGCAAAAAATTCGACGAAATGGTACAGGCAGGAAGTCCGGGGAATGGACGCTTAGTACAAGGGATGTGCTAGTTATTCGCGGCGCATAAAAAAAGGCCACTTTATGGCCATTTCTTATAGTAGATCTTTACGAATCATTGCTGAAAGGATTACTCAATCATCCTGCGAACGAATCCGGCCTTTCATATACTTATCATATAGTTCGTCCAGCTCTTTCAGGCGAAGCGCGAAGATGCGAAGCATGTTCTGTTGCTCTTCTTCGGGAAGCTGACGGTAAAGTTCCAACAGGCGTTGTTCGTCCGGCTTCAGTCCATCTTTCTCGCCAACATCTTGGCCAAGCAGCCACTCAAGGCTCACCCCAAGCGCATCCGCCAGCTTAATCGCTGAGCTTTTACCAATCGTCCCGCGTACGAACCAGTTATTGACCGATTGAGCACTGACGCCACAAATACGGGCCATGTCTGATTTGGTCAACTTCTTGAGCTCAAGAACCTCGTTAAGCCGCTGAACTTGTGGGTGGTTAATCTGATGAGTTTTTTCTTTCATGGACGAATTCTAAACCAAATGTTTATTAGCTCAATATTCAAAATGTTGACATAAACATAAACAAAATGTTTAATTGCGTTGTTGTTACAGGAGCTATTTATGAAAGCAATTGATAAAGCAATTACTAAAGCAGGAACTGCTACGCGCTTAGCCCAACTGCTAACCGTAAGCGCCATGACTGTTAGTCATTGGCGAAATCGATATCAGGGCGTCGTCCCGGCAGATCGAGTTTTGCAAATTTATGGGGTTACCGGCGTAACTCCGCACGAGTTGCGCCCAGATCTCTACCCAAACCCAACAGACGGTTTACCCAAACAGGAGCCTTAACAAAATGCAGACTGTTTCATTCCAACAGAGTAACAGAGCTTCCTCTAATTCACTGATATTCCAGTGTCATCAAAGCGAATCGGCAGTGAAGGATATCGATCATCGCGATATCTGCTCAGCGGTACGAGCTTGGGCGGCGGCAGAAGGGCGCGTAGCTGTAGCACTTCAAATCCAAGAAGCGGCGGAAGAACTTCAACTTGATGGCGTGGATTTCTCAGGCCAGGCCGATGTCTGGAACGTGAAGCTGTTCCGCTGGCTCGACAACAAAGAAGACTCCGCATCGTACCGAAAGAACATCGAACAGCTGGTGCCCGCGATCATGTCCGTATTACCGCTTCGATACCGCGACCGTGTCGTTAAGAACGACTCGTTTGCCTACCGGATGGCCCGGCTGGAAAAAGAGGTGAGTGAGGCGAAGCAAGCTTTGATGCTCGATGCACCGAAAAAGGAAAAGCTGAAGGAGTTAGGAGAGGGGATTTTCGAAATGTTCAGGATCGATCCGGACCTTACGGCGCCACTGCTGGCGATGGTCACAACCATGCTGGGGGCAATGTGAAGACTTCAGAAAAGGCGAAAGCCGGTCTGCGCTAACAGAACCGACTTTCAGGTGCAAAAACGGAGTGTAATTGCGGAGCTAAGTATGTCAAACACAGCTGAAATTATCAATTTCCCCAACAGAACTGAACAACCGGGAGGTCGTATGGCCGACCTGTCGAACGGGTATACCAAGGTCGCTAACGAAATCCAAGAGCTCAAGCCTCGTCTGAGAATGTCAGGCCGGGAGTGGCAGTGTTTTGAGGCGGTGATCTGGCTTACCTACGGCTGGAACAAGAAACAGGACCGCGTTACGAACACGGTGATCGCTGAGCTTACAGGGCTGAGTGATTCGCATGTTTCTGATGCGCTCAAATCGCTCGCAGAACGCAAAATTATCTTCAGTCAAAAGCAGGGAGTGATGAAAACTGTCGGTATAAATACTGACCTTTCCGCCTGGGTTTTAGACAAACCGAAAACGGGAAAAGTCTTCCCGAAATCGGGAAAAGTGTTACCGAAAACGGGAAAAACCTTCCCGGAAACGGTAGACACCCAAGACTATAACAAAAACAATATTAAAATATCCTCGTCTCGGAATTCTGACGAATCCCGAAACCAGAAAACTCAAAAGTTTCTCTCTCGCCATCCTGAAGCTGCCGCCGGGATATACACCCCTGCAGGTAAATCATGGGGATCCGCTGACGACCTCAAGGCCGCTCGCTGGATTTACGAAAGGCTTCTCACCGTCAACGCTTCGCTATCCGAACCAAACTGGGCTGAATGGGCAAACACCATCAGGCTGATGCGTGTTCAGGACAATCGTACTCACTACGAAATCTGCGACCTGTTCCAGTGGGCCAACAGGGATGAATTCTGGAAAGACAATATCCTGAGCCCTTCGAGTTTGCGCAAGCAGTGGGATCAACTCACAACCAAACGGCTGCGCGCAACCGGGGCGGCAAAGTCATCGCGGGGCGGCGTTGACCTGCATAACACCGACTGGATTGACGGGGTGCTGGAATGAAAAATCTTGCCGAGAGCATTCGCAATTTTGACAGGGAACAGGCTCGCCGCGTGGCGCACAACATGCCTGAGCAGTACACCGAACGCGAACAAACGCAGCAGGTGGCTCAGATTATCAACGGGCTGTTCGTACAGCTGGCAGCCGCGTTCCCGGCAAGCTTGGTTAATCGCAGCCAGGAAGACGTGAACGAGATCCGCCGTCAGTGGGTGCTGGCCTTCAAAGAAAACGGGATCACCACTCTGGAGCAGGTTGAAGCCGGCATGCGCATGGTGCGCCGTCAGGAACGCCCATTCCTGCCTTCGCCAGGCCAGTTCATCAAGTGGTGCAGGGAAGGGCGCTGCGTGCTGGGGATCACCGTCGCTGATGTGATGGCCGAATACTGGAAGTGGCGCAAGCTGGTGTTTCGGTACCCGAGCAGCGAGCAATATCCGTGGCCGAAGCCGGTTTATTACCACATCTGCCTTGAGCTGCGTCGCCGCGGAACTGATGGCCAACTGAGCAACAAAGAGCTTGAGCGTGAAGCTGGAGAAATACTGGGTATGTGGGAAAAGCGGGTGCTGGCCGGAAAGCCGATTCCGCCTATTCGTCGGGCGTTGGCTGCGCCAGTTGATCCGAAAGGGCCGACACCGGCGGAGCTTTTGAAAGCTAAATATCAGCGGATGACAGCAGATGGCAGGGCATAGTGAGGAAATGGTCTGTTATGAGCGAGAAGCGGACTCTACCGTGGATTTTATCAACACTCAGGGATTGCTTTTAAAAATTGTTATCCAGTTTTACTGCATGAGGTATCCCATAATTGTCCTACCGTTTTACTTATTTTTTGTCTCTTTTATCTATGACATCAATGGTTAA